GTCCGAGTTTCTTAAATAGTTTATCAAGGGGTAATATTATTCTTATATTTCTTTCAACTAAATGTTGGGTTAATTGAGTTAAATCCAATGGATTTTTCTCAAAGGCCCTACATATGTTAACAGAGATACGAGATACATCGGTACCGAAATTAATATTTCTTGAAACAAATTCCCCTACCCGGTTATCCGGAGTAGCAGATTTTGTCTTAGACTCATTAATTTCGATGCCTAACTTGGTCGTATAGTAATCTAAGATAAATCCTTTAGAATCTAGACACCATAGATCATCACCTACTTTATTGTAGGTGTGATTTGATGGAGTGATATTATAATAATTACAATATATCATGTCTAGAACTAAAAGATCGGTCAAAGTTGCTATATCAAAAGACCCGGCAGTACCCATTCCTTGACCTCTTCCATATTTTATAGGAGAGTCTTGGCCCTTGGCAATTCATTCACATTCTACGACCAATCCGGACCATGCTTTTGCAAGTTCCGGATTATATATTTCTTCCAACAATATACGTTGTAACTCATGCGGAAACGCATCAGTTCACGACGATATATCGTAGGATATAATATCTGGACGTATAAATCGTTTTAATTTATTAAAACCATTACTATGTGATTTAATTGAGCAATTATTCTTGAAGTAACGTTGAATAATATTCTGGATATCATTCATAAGCGGATTAAGTAACGTTTGAGTTCAATAGTCAGAAATGGCTACTGCTCTCGATTTGTTACCTTTATCTGCTATCGAAGTGATATATCTCAACCTAACCTTTTTTGTTGGCTTATCTATGTTTTTACATAGAGATTCCATATAAGAAATTAGGTTTTGATTTCCAGTTAATTCACAAATGGTCTTAAATGGAATGAAAAGTTCTGTTTTCATTAAAGCTAATGCCTCAATGTCTGCAGATTCTCATTTCATTTTTCCATTAGGTCCACTACGCATAACTCTAGTTATAGGTTCCGCTATTAAATCAACGGATCGATCGGTTGGAAATCCAACTCGCTTGATTCATGATTTAACGTGGTTTCTAAACTCTTGTTTCGTAGTAGCACTAATGGTGAACTTTTTTGTGATCTGATCTATATTAAGTTCATTATTATCTTTAACCAAACGGTTACAGTATAATATTGATCTTATTATACGGTCAGATATTCGACATCCTTCTGTGGAATTACGATAAAGATCCGTCATCATGAATAATTTTGACGGAAACTTAAGCTTCTCGCTAATGGCGAAAAAGTCTGGACAATCTGGTTCTAAACCCTCCAAAAGCTTTATAATATAAAGCCTCGAAGTGTTGAACCTTTTTGTTCCATCGATAATTCCATGGTCTTTTATTAGCTGGTTATGGTAATCCACAACCTGCTTACATATCTCATTATAAGAATACGTGTTAGATATATCTTTCCCGTATTCTTCTAAGATATGAATAAAAGATTCTGGTAATCTCTTGATAACGCCTGTAGACATGCAGCGCCTATCGATTGATGTAACTTCAAAAGGCGGTTTATAAGCCCTATAATAGGGATAGTATGATAAATTGTTAATAGTGAAATTATATTTATTAATATAATTATATTTTTTCATAATTAATATTTTATCTATTATTCTCATTATTTGTTTATAAATCTGCTGTATCCCCCGAACAATATGATCGGTTCGATGCCAACGGCGGCTGAAATTCCATCAGCTTCCTAAGCTTTCGCTAAGGTTACCACAACAAGAGTGAGAATTCTC